GACTAAAAATATTGGTGTTAATCCAATGCAAGGTACTGCATATCCAAAAGTAAATGTCTACGAGTATGATGATAAAGTTGGTGTTGTTGCAGAGATACCTGGCTTAGATAAGGCGGACTTACAAATAGATGTAGAAGATGGTGTCCTAACTATCGCTGGAGATAAACACGGATTGTTTGATGACCAAGGAGCTAAAGTAATTCGCAGAGAATTAAAACACTCCTCATTCAAAAGACAATTTGAGTTGGGAGAACTATTAGATGGTGGAAGTATAAAGGCATCATTCAAGGATGGATTACTATCCATCGAGATTCCAAAGATAGAGCCAGCTAAACCGAAAAAGCACTCTGTAAAAATCTCTTAATGAAAATCATATCTGCTAATAATGACAGATATGTTGTTCTTGGAACGGTGTCGGCTAATAAGGTTACAACCCTAGTAAATACTCCATCAGAGCTTAAAAAACTCTATACCCTAGCGGACGCCGTTCTCTTGAACGGAGATACTTATTATATATGTAATAAAATATTGGAAGCAGATTGGAAAGAAGTAAAAACCTAAAAACTTATGTCGGATTATCAGCAGCTCTTGTTGCAGGTAGCGCCGCATTTTTTAGTGTATTCGGATTATCAAGTTTATTCGCAGGAGCTAGACTATCAGTAATTGTAATGGCAGGTTCATTAGAATTTGGTAAGTTAGTTGCCGCATCTTTCTTATATAGATTTTGGAATGATGTGAATAAAATATTAAGAACCTATATGACAATCGGTGTTATTGTTTTGGTTCTTATAACATCCGCAGGTATCTTCGGATATCTATCTAACGCTTATCAAGGAGCGACAATAGGCTTTGAAAAACAATCTACCGAACTTCTAGCACTAGAAGATAGGTTAGAGCAATTAGAAGAAGATAAGGTTTTCTTAAAAGAAGAACTTGATGAACAGGTAAACGATTTACCTGAGAACTATAGAACTGCTAGAAGACAACTTCGAGAAAGTTATAATCCACAAATACAAAAAGTAAATCAAAATATACTTGACATAAAATCAAACATATCTGACTTAGAACTAAGTTTAATTGAAACAGGTGTTGATGTTGGGCCAGCAATTTATCTCGCACGAGCATTCGAAACTGACATAGATACAGTTGTTAAATTTTTTATATTTGTATTAATATTCGTGTTCGACCCATTAGCATTATCTTTAGTCTTAGCATTTAATCATATGATTGAAAGAGAGGATAGGGACAAAGATTCTATCGGAAGAATGTATGATATGTATGCAAAGAATAAAACTCTAAAGAGAGATAAAAAAGATAAGATAGTAAAGTTAGATAAAGAAATAAAAAAAGAAATAGTTGTAGACGACACAGACCCCCCAAGCCGCGGAGGCATAAAAATAAAATAAAAAAAAGCTTGACAAGTATAGTATTTCTTTCGTATATTAAGGTATGAAAAGTAAAGGAAATATAATATAATGAGTTTTAATTTTATCAATGGAATCGCTCCTGACCCGATAAGCTTATCAAAACCAAAGAAAAAAGAAAAGGTTGTAGAAAATTTAATAGACCCTAACAATCCAAATGAAGATATGAACATAGCTCTTGAAAATCTAAAAAAGAATATAATTCAAAAGTATAAAGAATGGGGTGGTTTTAATAAAGAATTCAATATCAACTTTAAGAATGGTAAGAAATTTATCAAGGTCTTAGAACAGACGATTGCTGGAAAACAATCAGGAAGAGTTTGGGGATTTGTTGCTATGACCGATGGTGTTCATAAAAATATTCCTTACACAAGAGGTGATACCTTCAAACCAGCTTCTTGGGCTTCACCAGCTAAGTGGTCAAGAGGTAATATTTTTTACGAGAAAACTGATTGGTATTGTTGGACAGGCCCAAATTATTTAAAATAAATGAAAAAAAAGCTTGACACGTATAGGTTTTATGTTGTATATTAAGGTGTTAAATAAAGGAATAAAATATGACTTATGTATTTGAAAAAGAAATGAAACTAGCTCCACTAAAAGTGGAATATGTTATGAGTTCTATTACTAATGAGATTAAGATTGTAGATATGTATTATGCTGGTAAACCTACTAAATCATCTTATATGTCTGATGAAAATCGATTAAATCTAATGGATGAATTAGAACGTGATTATCTTGATAAACATAAGGAGTTAGTATGACTTGGAAATTATTTTGGTATCGTGTTGCAGAATTTTTAACGATGTTGTGGATATTTTTTGTGTTCGGACTACTTATGGTAATAGGTAATATATAAATTGCATAAACTTTTGCAAAAGATTATCGATGAATTTGATGGTGTTCTTATTGACGAATATGGTTGGGAACACTATCAGATAAAAGGTAAGAAGTACGATATACGTTTTGACCGAAGTAGGTTAGAATGGGCTTGTGATTGTCCAGCTTTTACGTATCGTCGTAAATTTCGTAAAACATATTGTAAACATATTCTTGAAATACAAGACAAGAATTGGAAAAGGAAGAGAGATGAAGTTGCTAGATTGTCATAAGTGTGGTCGCTGGGTCGAGGTTGATACCGAAGCTCATAAGGTTACTTGTGCATATTGTGTTCAACTAGCAGTAGGATTTCCTGACGATGCACCACAAAAGAAATCATCAGGCCGTCCAGCTGGTTGGCATTTTATGAATGAGTTTGTGGATAAAGATGGAACCGTGTTTCATAGAGGTAAAGAACAACCTGAATTAAAAGGAACTTTACCACCCACTAAAGTAACTAAAGCTAAGGTAAAAACCAAACGTAGAACTCAAGAACAGATACTATTAGACCGACACGATGAGAAGAAACAAGCTTTAAAAAAAGCTATCAAAAAACAAAAAGATTTTTTAAATCATAATTTTGGAGGCTAGGTGTTTGAGCGAGAACGTATACAATTAAAAAAAGATTTTCAAGATTTAAGTGCTAACATATTAGAAGCAGTGCACGCTATGGATAACTTGTGGTACAATCAGAAACTTGAAGAGGAGTATAGTGAAGCTTTTACCGACGTGTGTGTAGCACTTGATAAACTACAACTCGTTAGAAAAAATTTTGATGATTTAACAGATAAGGTTATGAAAAATAATGTTATTTGAATTTATGGTAATATGTTTACTAAGTTATATTGCTTATAAAATGACAGATGAAAATAACACACCGAGGTTTTAATTGAAACAAGTAATTAATTGTTTAAAAGAAAATAATCCATATATAAATAAAAAATTAAAAGAGGTTACAGTAGATGAAGGACTTAAAATTGCGGAAGAGTTATTCAGGATTCTTAATAAAAGAAAAGACGGAATTGGTCTTGCGGCTAATCAAGTGGGTATCGATGCTAGTGTTGCTGTGGTTAATGTTCGTGAACCTATAATTTTAATTAATCCAAAAATAATTCAACAGTGGGGAGACGTTCCATATTACGAGGGTTGTTTATCGTTTCCAAAAAAATCAGTACAAACTAAAAGATTTAAAAATGTAATTATGACCACCGAACAAGAAGATGGTAAATTATATTTTAGTGGCGAGAGTAATCCAATTGACGGCAAAGGTAGTTGGGAAAAACAAGAGCAGAATGAGAATGATGCTGAAATAAGATTACTTGAAAGCATTTGTGTTCAGCATGAAATAGACCATCTTAATGGTATTGTTTGTATGGATAGAAGAATTGATTTAACTGTAATAAGAGAAGAAGTTAAAATTGGACGTAACGACCCATGTCATTGTGGTAGTGGTAAAAAATATAAAAAGTGTTGTATGTAATGAAAAGAGTAATATCAAAGAAAACAATAAAAGTCGGAAAAAAATATTATACGGAAGAAAAGTATTGGGCTCTGTTCCCATCGGATAGAATCATTACAACTAGAACAAGAAGAATTATGATGCCACTATGGAAAAAAATACAAAAAATGTTGTCTATGATACTTAAGGTTATGGGAAAGTTTTTATACGTAATAAGAGAATTAATCACAGCTGTGTTAATAACAGCTATGACTTTAATCTTATTGTCGATATTGTTATGTATGTTTACATTAACAATTTTATTAGAATATTTACAAGGAAGTATTTCATGGATTTACAAGAAGTTCTCGATAAATTAGACGAGGCGATAGAAGAAAAGAATTGGGATTTAGTTCACGAAGTTAAAGAACAATTAATAGAACTGAACCTTGATAATCCCTTTGATGGTTATGTTGGAGAAGATTGGGGCTGACACGGTTTCGACATATGCTATTTGAAAATAAAGTGCAACAGAGATTGAGTATATCTCGTAACAAAAGACTCACAATTGAAAATGGCGATAAATCGCTACAAGGGTTGAAGGTGGATTGGCACCTAGCTAATTCAGAGATGATGTTTGACACTTTTGTTGAACCAGCTCGTACCTCTCAACAATCTTACGCTTACGCTTAAGATACTGAGTTAGTCCACGCTCGGTTATAAAATAAGATGGACAGGATCGTCATCGTAGGAAGACAATAAACCCTACCAGTCGTCAATCTGTAAACTGGCCATGGTGGGTTGTAGGTAACTACCGCATTTGGAACCTAACTAAGTTGTGAATGACTTTATTTTTGGAGGTATTTGGACGTGGGTTCGATTCCCACCAGCTCCACAAATTTTGGTTATTTTTAATTTTTAACGAATACTTATAATAGAACAAGGAATGGTAAAAATATGAATAAATACAGTATGATGTTTATGACCTTAATTTTGGTCACCTACGCAAATGGTATTGTTTCAACAAAATTCTTAAGTGATAAAAATATTGAGATTAAAAGTCTGCTAGATGAAAATAAAAGACTGGCAGAAAATCTCAACAAGTACGAAACAGAGGGTATGAAAGTGACAGTAACAATGTACGAACCCGTACCTCGTCAGACAGATTCTACACCGAACATTCTCGCGGATGGAACGCGCATAAAAACTCACAACGCATCTGAGTACAAATTCATAGCGGTTAGTAGAAATCTTTTGAAAAGGTGGGGCGGTTGGCTGGATTATGGTGACTTTATACTCTTAAAAGGTACTGATGGTAAAGATGGTATTTATCAAGTTAGGGATACGATGGCTGCACGATGGGTAAATCGTATCGATATATTAGAATCACCTAACACTAAGCCTTATAAATTTACAGAGGCTGAGATTGTCAAAACAGATTTAGTCGCAGACAGGAAAATAATACTTGACAATTGATAAATAATTTCGTATATTTAGGTATGATAAAAAGGTTATATATTTATGTTTGATAAATTCTTTGATGTAGAAGAGTTTGATTACGAGCTTGAAAAAAAGAAATTCGTAGATAATATGAATTTTCTTAAATCAATGTCGGTTCAAGAAATCACCCTATACAAAAAGTGGGAAGAGTTCAATAAGGACTCTTACGCTATGTTACAAAAAGCTTCCAAGTTTGATATATTAGAAAACACAATATGGATGCCATCCGACATCTATAATAAAGAACAAACCATAAAAGAGATAGAAGCGATTAGTCCTATCATACAAGTTGTAGAGCAGGGTAATCCTAAAGATAGTGACAATTGGACTATACTAAGAAGATTAATTCATACAATGGAGTTTACTGCTAATCCTGGCAGAAACGTAAAGTTCTATGTCAAAGATAAAAATACAGATAAAGTTTTAGGTCTTATATGTTTAGGTTCTGATGTTACATCATTAGGCGCTCGTGACAAGTATATCGGTTGGACTAAGGATAATAAATTTAAGGATGGTAAATTAAATCATACATCAATCGGTACAACCATATGTTGTGTTCAACCATTAGGATTTAATTTCTTAGGTGGTAAGTTAGTAGCAGCTATGGTTACATCAAAGGTTGTTCGTGATACTTGGAAAAAATTATATAATCAAACGCTGGTCGGATTATCCACCACATCACTATATGGTATACACTCTATGTATAATGGTATTCCACATTGGAAAACATTAGGAGAATCATCAGGTAGAATAAGTTTGAAGCCAGATGACTCGGCTTACGATGTTTGGCATGAATGGATTAAAAAGAATAAGTCAGAAGAATATAAAAAGGCTACTACATCTAAAGAGGGTGTATCAGGTCCAGCTACAGGTGTGAAACAAAAAATTATAAAATTAATCTACGATGAGTTAGGTTTAAAACTTAAAACCTTTGAACATGGATTTCAACGTGGAATTTACTTCGCTGACATCTACGAGAATGGTAGACCATTCCTTAGAGGTGAGATAGAAGAAAAAGATTTGGTTATGAAAAAGAAGTACGATGAAAATATAGAGTACATCGAAAGATGGTGGAAACCAAAAGCAATAAGAAGATACACCAAGTTGTTAGAGCAAAATAAGATAAAGCCAGAGAAGTTATTCTACGGCGATATTTTAAATACAAGTTGGGAAGAAACTAAGAAAAAATATTTAGGAGAAGTGGGTCGGTAATTTTTTTTATGTTTTTAGAAAATAATATTATATTTAATATAGATATGGTTTTACGAAATCGCCATAAGTATTTCGCACACAAACTAATAAAAGAGGTTCATAATGAACAAACAACAACGAACGGTTAAGCTCGACCGTCTAATAAAACAAGAAGCGCCAGATTGGTTAACTGATGAAGAATATCAAATATATAACGAGAGGCGTTCAACGTTAAGAGCTAATTTCGAAGTAGAAAAACATATAGAAAAAATATTTGGTGTATCTCTAAACGGTATATCAGCTCATCCAACTTGGAAGTCATATTCTTTTAGTATAAGTCCAAAATTATTATTGGAACAATACAATAAGGAGTGCCTCTTTTCTGAACCAGGAAGTGGTCAAGACCCTAAAGAGTATTCAAGCACTAACCTTAAAACTACCGCGCATCATGGTGGTAGACATTGGGGTTGGGATGTAAACGTAGATGAGAATGGAAAACGCTTACCCAGCAATTCTCAATGGATTGAGAGTGGTACTTTTAATCTCGTTCAGTATCCTAATGGTAAGGTTGTATTAGAACCATGTAATGTTGAACACAGGTTATGGGGTTTGATAGGATTTCCACTTGATATCGCTCCTATTGATTCTAAACAAGACTTATGGTTTTATGATGATAGATTGCCAGAGATTCACGATGAGAAGAATGACGTAATGGTTCGTGGATTTAAAGTCAATAAAATGTATCTATCAGATATAATCAAAAAGTGTGATGGATATGGTATTAGCGTTACTGAATCTGATATCCTCGATACACACTTTTACAAAAATAATTTTAACTTTACGATACTTCCTTTTTATTCTAAGGAAGAATGTGAACACTATTTTAGAGAGGTTAATACTTCTTCAGCCAAAACAAGACTCCAGCTTCATCACGCAGAGTCAAGTGAGATTATGGATTGGTGGAAGTCTTACTCTTCTCCTAAATGTGTAAACTTTAAACCAATGGGATGTAACTATCATCCATTAATTGAACTTGTACCTGATAAGGAGAAAGTAAAGTTAGAGGGATTAGCATACATGATGTTAGTCTCTGATTTTATGTCTACAGATAAAACACCAGTTGATTCTACGGATGCCAAGTTAATTGAAAGATATCATCACACTAACGCATACGCTAATATGTTTGATGAAGATTTCAAAGAAAATGTAATCGATGGATTAGATTATGTTTATGATTTGGTTTCATCCTCAAGTGCACCAATCAAACTTTCAAGACAGATGATTCAACAACTTCTTACAATGAGAAAGTTTTTGGACTTCAATGGATACGTAATCCAAGACTCCATCTCGTTTATGGAAGAATACGTAAAGTATTATAAAGAAGCACAAGAGGATGATGATGATAACTTGACACCATTCGGTCGTAATGTCCGTTCAGGTTCTAAAGTTAATTCTAAAAACGCATTCTTGACTACAAGAAAAGACTTTCTTAAGAGTATAACAGATATTGATTATCTTGAATCAATTGGTATAGTACCACAGGCTGAAAGTTTAAAGAGAGTTTTCAGTAGAGATGTCATTTCAGAAAATCTTGAAATTAACAATGGTGAGGACATAGATGGTAAAGAGTTGTTAACCTCGCCAGTTGGTGGACACATCATATCAGATATGGAATTGATAAGGATGACCGATAAAGAGAGAGATGAGGCTTTTAAAGCAGAGGGTCTTGGTGATGAATTTGATTTCGATAAAAACTGCAGAGCTATGAGTTCTTATCATAATCAAAGAATGGGTGTCCTCAGATTGAGTGAATATCTTTTGGTTATTAACGAAACAGATAGTGTTGTTAGAGCACGTAGAATGATAAAGTACAATGAAGTAAAAGCTAAAGTGGTAACTGAGGCGGCTTAATTGAATATATTTCAATTCACAGATGTAACGGACAACGACAAAGAATATAAGTACAAGATACTTGTATATCCAAATATCACATACCTAAAAGATTTGGAAAAAGATTCTTTCGTCGTTGTCCTTGGCAACATCATTCGAGAGTTAAATAAAATTAGAAATGATTTACATTTCACGATAATTGTGCCTGAGTTTGTAAATAGTTTAAAATTTTCTAACACCGAACAATTACCATTAAAGAATGCTTTCTTAGGATATCCAAATTCGATGAGAATGGATTTTCCATTTCAAGATGTTTTCAAGGCTATAGATTGGAAAAGTTCTGATTATGATATTGTGTATTCTCATTTACCAGAGCATACGGGTAATCTAAAATGTTTATTAGAAAATACTACAAATATCAGACCATCTTTTATGGGTTATACTCATTGGACAGAATTAAAAGAGATTACAAATTATCATTATAAAACTGGCTTGTCATATAACATTACTGGTCTTTTGGAAATGGAAAAATGTGGTGTGAATACACAAGCACAAAAAGATTTAATAATTAAAAATGCAAAAGAATATTTTAATGATGATGTGATTTCTAAATTAGATAATATTCTTGAACCACATTATCTTGGATGGGAAACTCCAAAGTATAAAAAACAAACCACGGATAAAAAGATTATTGTTTATAATCACAGACCACATACCTATAAAAACTATCCTTGGTTTTTAGAACAGATGGATAAGTTGTGGGAGCAAAGACAAGATTTTGAGGTATGGGTTCCGTTGGCTGAGAAGAAACAAAAAGATTATATGACAGTTGAAAAGTTTGATAGGGTTGGTTACTTTTCAAAACTTTCAAGTTGTGTGGTTGGTGTTTGTTGTAAACAGAAGTATGAGGGTTGGGCAGTATCAGCTACGGATGGTATGAGTGTGGGTGTTCCTTATATGTTTTCGGATGATGATAGTTACCATGAGTTAGCAGATTATGCTGGAATATATTATACGGACTCAGATAGTTTTCTTAATTTGATGAATACAGTATTGGATGATAATGATTTCAGAAATCAATATTCAAAAATGTCATTACTAAGATTTGAAAACTCAAAATGGGAAAACGCTATACATAAATTTAATCATTCTTTTAATGAGGTCATTAATAATTTACCAATTTTAAAAGATAAAACAGATTCTTATAAAAAGATTTTAAACTATATTCATAGTCGAGGTGGAGCAACAAAAAAAGAAATATTAGACTATATGGGATGGGGTGTAAGAATAGGGTTTAATGGATATAGAAACAAATTAAGAACCGAGCCTACAATTAGGTTCACTAAAAATAGATACGAGGTTATAAAATGAAAGAATTAACACCTGAACAGATTCAAAAGAATTGGGAGCAATTAAGAAATCTTGTTTCCAATACCTTTGAGGGTGAACGTTTAGAAAAACTAAACAAGATGTATGACTACTTTGAGGATAGGATGTGTATAGCTCCAGCGAGTGCTAAAGAACATTTTCACTATGCTCACGTTGGTGGTTATGTTGAACACGTCTTACACGTTGTTGATTGTGCTCTCAAAGTCATGAACCTTTGGAGTGCAGAGGGAGCTACGATAAACTTTGATGTCGAAGAAGTTATCTTTGCAGCTCTACATCACGACTTAGGTAAGGTTGGTGATATGGATAAAGATTATTATGTACCACAAGAATCAGAGTGGCATAGAAAGAATCGTGGTGAGATATTCACACACAATGGTGCTTTACAATACATGACTGTTACGGATAGAGCAGTATACATTCTTAATCAGTTTCAGATTCCAATGTCAGAGAATGAATACATAGGTTTACGATTAGCAGATGGTATGTACGAGGATGCAAATAAGTCTTACTATATGTCTTATAATCCTGATTGGGCTTTGAAGTCAAACATCGCATATGTTTTACATCAAGCAGATATGATGGCTACTAAGATTGAGTATGACGAATTCAAACGTGGTGAGGTTGAAGAAGAAGTTAAGGTACAAGAAAAAGTTGAAAACATTAAGAAAGCAGTAACGATGGAAGAAACGTCAGACCAATTATCTAAAAAATCAAAAGACCTTTTTGATGAATTGTTTGGAGAGAAATAATGATACTTGAAATAATAATGAGTTGTATAGCTGTAACATTTGCTTACACAACTTTTAACTTAACAAGAAAAGTTGAGACTTTAGAAACTTGGATAGTAAATATAGAAAACGAAATGACTCAGGTGCAGATAGAAATGAAAGAGATAGATGATAAAGGTTATTTTGAATCCGATGATGAAGTTGGTGAAAAATTTTCACAAATAAATAAAGTAATTCAGAACATAGAAACCCTAAGAGGAGAAAATGCTAGCAATGCCAAGTAAACAACAAGCAAAAATAAACGCAATGAAGAAACCTGTTAAAGTTGTTAAGAAGAAGAGACGTAAAAAAAGTAAAGTATATTTTGGAACGCCAGTGCAAGAGGCAATCATTAGATACAATGAATCATCGAATCCTGCAGAAAAAAATAAAATTTATGCAGAAGAGGTTCACGCAGCATTTTGCAAGATGGCAGAAAACTTAATCCACACGTTTAAGTTTTATTATTTTGATTATCCTTTTGAAGAGGTAAAGAATGAGGTTGTTTCATTTTTGGTTATGCAGATGCCAAAGTATGAACCAAGTAAAGGTAGAGCTTTTTCTTATTTTTCCGTTGTTGGGAAAAATTATCTGATTCTTAATAACAATAATAATTATAAGAAGATGAAGATACATGATGACATTGTAAAATTAGATTACAAACGGAATGTATTTTCAGAATCAGCAGATGTAGAAAATAGTGAGTTCAATAGTGAATTCGTTGTACAGATGTTAGATTATTGGGATAACAATCTTACAAATATCTTTCATAGACAAAAAGATATTTTAGTTGCAGATTCTGTATTAGAGTTGTTTAGGAAGAGAGCACATATTGAAAACTTTAATAAAAAAGCGTTATACATTATGATACGTGAGATGACTGGCAGTAACACTCAACATATAACTCGTGTCATTAATTCAATGAAAAAATTCTACGCTAATATGTTAGAGGAGTTTTCAAAAGATGGTGAGATTGATACATCGAATACAGGTAGTATATTCTAGTGGGTTGGTTTTATTTCCATTGTGTTTTAGCGTTAGTTATACTCGTAAAAAATTACAATGGCACATTAGAAGATTCTTTAAATAATTTCGAAGAACGAATTGGTATTAGAACAGAGTTACCACCTAAAGAGACTGGCGATACTGTTCCATATTACATACCACCTGTAGAGGAAAAGGTAGATTCTACTTGGATACTACCTGAGAGGTTACAGATAAAAGAGGGGAAAGATAGTGGCAAAAAAAACAAGGGTTTATAAGTCACCGATTGGGGCGATTCCCAAAATTGTGAACAACATTAGTTTTAAGACACGGAATCAAAAAATATTTTATGACATAATAAGTGAAGACCAAACGCAATTAGTTTTATGTCATGGTATAGCTGGTACAGGTAAAACCTACATCTCTGTTTATAAAGCGTTACAAGATGTGTTAAGACGTGGGACAGGCTATGATAAATTAATCATAATCAATCCTACTGTGGATGTTGGTAACGAGGATAAGTTAGGATACCTACCTGGTGAGTTAGATAAAAAGATTCAACAATATAACGAATCAACTTTCACCATATTAGATAAGATTGTTGGTAAGGATAAAGCTACAAAATTATTATCCGATGGTAAGGTTGAGATTAGTGTATTGAATTTTTTACGTGGAGTAAATTTAGAGAATTGTTATGTCATACTCGATGAGGCACAAAATGTTTCACCGATGCAGATAAAGACCTTGATGACTCGTATATCAGAAAAGTGTAAGATGATTATACAAGGTGATATGAGTCAATGTGATAAGTACAAGACCAATGGTGTGACGAACTACGAGAAGAGTGGATTCTATGATGCGTGGTTCAGACTCAAGGGTACAAAAGGTGTAAATCACATGGAGTTTGATAGAGAAGACTCTGTAAGACATGAATTAGTTAAAAGGATTTTAAAAACATATGAGGATGAACATCTAATAGATTTAGAAAAAAATATGGCGACGTAAGGTTAGCCGCTATGGGGCTGTAGCTCAGTTGGGAGAGCGCCGCACTTGCACTGCGGAGGTCGCAGGTTCGATTCCTGTCAGCTCCACAAGATTGTTATGATAGAAATAAATAAATATAAAAATTACGATGAGATGTCTAAGTGGGTAGTAGAACAAATCAGAGATGCTATCAACTTTAATTCTGTAACAAAACATTTTACATTAGGATTAGCAACTGGTTCTACACCACTTGGTATATATAAATACATGCGTGATGAGACTTGGGATTCTAAAAAGGTATATACATTTAATCTTGATGAGTATGCCGACTTACCATACAACCATCCACAATCATATGAACACTTCATGGAAGAAAACTTATTTGCATATAAACAATTTAGATATAGTTATTTCCCTGAGAATGAAAGGTATGATGACATCATTAAGAACAATGGTGGTATAGATATACAAATACTTGGTATTGGTACTAACGGACATATAGCATTTAATGAACCAGGCTCACCAAGAGATTCTCTTACAAGGAAAGTGGAGTTAACAGAAAATACACGTAAGGATAACAGTAGGTTCTTTGATATTATTGATGATGTCCCAACTCATGCTTGGACTATGGGGATAGAAAGTATTATGAGAGCTAAACAAATTTATCTGTTAGCTAATGGTAAACACAAGAAAGATATTTTAGAGAAAGCATGTTATGGTGATATCACTTCAGACATACCGGCTTCCTATTTACAAGAACACAATAATATAGAGGTATTGTACTGTGATTGACAAAATAATGATTGTTGCTCATCCTGATGATGAGGCGTTATTTGGTGGGGCTGAATTACTATCCCATCCAGATGAATATAAAGTTGTAGTATTAGATGAGTATCAGAATGATATAAGAAGAAGAGAGTTCTTAGATAGTATGAGGTTTATCGGTATTCACGAATACGAACATTGGACTGGCTTCAAAGGTGCTGAGGATTATTATAGGGAAAAACTTATATATGAACTACTGAGAGTTTTAAGGGAAAGAAAATATACCAAGATAGTAACACACAATACCGATGGAGAATATGGACACCCGCGACATAGAGCTTGTCACGATGTATTGTCACACCTTAGACCTGAGAAACTATGGGTGTTTGGTAGGGGTGAAAAATTAGATGACGATATGATAAAAAGAAAAAGTGAATTGTTAAAGGTATATAAATCACAAGTAGAAGTTTTAGATTGGTTTAATTGGGAATATGAAACGATAAGAAAATTTCAATAATAAATGGCCCGTTCGTCTAGTGGTTAGGACTCAGGATTTTCATTCCTGCAACAGGGGTTCGATTCCCCTACGGGCTACATCGCCATCTTAGCTCAGTTGGTAGAGCAGTTCATTAGTAATGAACAGGTCGTCAGTTCGAATCTGACAGATGGCTCAGAAAACAAAAAAGGGAAGCTTTCACTTCCCTTTTTTATTGCCCTACATTGATTGTAGGAATGTAGAGCTATTCCGTCCTACTTGCGAAATAAACCCACCAACACCAATAAGGCGACAAGCCCAGCGAAGCCTGACTCGCCGAACTTATTAATGATGGATGTGAGGTTACCTATAACGTTGACGCCAAAGATACCAGACCCAAATATTACTTCAGATACAGCACCTATAGCCACAAAAGACATTAATAGATGAGCTAAGTCATCTACATATCCTTTGACCATTGTTACGACTTCCTTCATGGTTTTCTCCCGTTAGTTAACAAAAAAAAAGGTCACACGATTTTTTAAGAACCGAGTAACCTCTATAATAACTATATGGTTGATAAATAAAAATTCACGATATATATTTATATATTAGTATTTTTTTTGATTTATATATTTATAATTGACAACACATAGGTAAATCATGGCTATAGATTACGAAATCTTTGATGGAAAATCTCTTTCCTCACTATTCAAAGATATATACGATAATACAGAATTTAACAGAAAACAGTTAGAAGTTCTAACTAAAGAGCTCGTGCAATTTATTAAAGATGGTGACACGGCTGTTCAGATAGTTCCTATGATAAAGGAGTATCTTGAAATTAATGTTAAGAATGATGACCAACTTGTTAAGATGGCTGGAATCGTTCAGAGGTTAATTTCTACTGAACAAAAGGCTGGTAGTGAGGATGAGTTTGGTTTATCTGAAGAAGAAAAGAAACAACTCTTATCAAACATAGAGGACACTGTTTTAGATATTCAACAAGAATCAGATAAAATTCACACGAGGATTGATGATATGAAAGCACCAGATGGCATATCATAAGCAATTATTTCCAGATAAGAGAACAAAGCGTGATGGTAATTTAGCGAAATATAACGCTGATTTAGATAAATATGTAAGTGATAGAATACAATCTGCACAAACAGAGTTTCATGAAATTGAAGCATTTGAAGTAACCGAAATATCAAAGGAAGTTTATGGTGGTGTCAAGGGTGTCTTTATTGATGAGGATTCACAGACTGTCAAAGGATTTGGTCAAAATGAAGATATCGTTTTATGTCTAAAACCTAATTTTACACAAATACCTTTAGTAGGTGAACACGTTGCTGTTATTGAGTTCAACAATAAACACTATTACACAGATATAATAAATAGACAAAATTCACCGAATGAAAACGCTCTAGCTGGCACGTCGGGTTATGACGAATTAAAAAAATATGGTGATACATTTCAACGTGATAAAAGCATAAAGCATATTGATATAAATGAGGGTGATATAGTTTTTAACAGTAGATTTAATGGTGGAATTGTTTTAGGTTCAGATGATAATAAAGCAGTAACAAAAATTGTTGTAGGTCATAAAAAAGTTAAGAATAATCTATATTCTCAAAATATTGATTTCGATGATAGTTCAATATATCTGATGTCTGAAGGAACCGCCACAAACTTAAATGGTCAACGAGTTGAGGGAAAAAAAGTCTTAATTAAAAGTGATGATATATTTATTACTGGTAGAAAAAATATATTCTTAGAAGCAGATGAAGTTTTTATAAATGCAAAAAAAGTAGGTACAATTAAAATGGGTGACCCAAGAGCACCAATGGTTCCAACCATAAGAGGTGATGTGATGTTAAAATTTCAAAGTGATATTTTGACACTATTTTCTGACATTCAACAAGTATTAGTCTTATTAATTGCAAATCCAGCGGTGTTTGTAGCGAAAGCTAAAGCACTAGTTGATAAAATAGTAAGACTGACTGAGGTAATTACGAAACAAACTTTTCTTAATAAACAAGTGATGACGGCTAATCCAGATTTTAAATTACCTAAATTAGAAATACCAGATTTAGATTTACCAGATGTACCAAATATAAAAGTACCAAATTTAGATTTACCAGATTTAGATTTACCAGATGTAGATTTAGGGATATCAAAAGAAGACTTGGAAGACATTACATAGGAGAAAATCATGGCAAAAAAATTAGATACTCGTGAGTATGAAGCAGAATTAATTAAAGTTGTTGATGGTGATACCATTGATTGTTATATAGATTTAGGTTTTGATATTAAAATTAAAAAAAGAGTTCGTTACATGGGTATCGATACTTGGGAATCTCGTACAAGAGATTTAAAAGAAAAAGAAAAAGGTTTAGCTGCAAAAGCAAGAAATAAAGAATTATTAGAAGCTGGTATTTTCAAATTAAAATCATTTGGTACAGGTAAGTTTGGTAGAGTTTTGGGTGAAATATTTGTATCACCAGACTACGTAGGTGAGCACATTACTGAATGTATAAATAGTGTTGAAAGTTCTATAGACTTATCAGTAGATGGTTGGGTTAGCGTTAACGATATTCTTATCGAAGAGGGACACGCTTACGATTATCATGGTGGTAAGAAAAAAGATTTTAAAAAAGAGATTACCGAAGAAAAACAAAAACAAGAAGAATCTATTAAAGAAGTCTAAATAAGAAAGAGGGCGTTTTAAAATGACAAAAAAAGACCTGATAAAAATAATCAGAGAAGCAGTTCGTAAAGAAGTCAAAAAAGAAGTTCAAAAGATATTTATGAATGAAACAAAGACTAAAACTATCGAACAACCAAAACAAATTAAAACTTCACAAAAAAAATTCACAGATAACAAAGCACTAAATGACGTGTTAAACGAAACTGTTGGATTGAGAACATCAGAAAAACAAACTGAAGAATATCCAACATTGGGTGGTGGAACATTTGATTCATCAAAAATGGCTGAGTTAATGGGTTATGGAAAATCAGACGAAGTCAAAAGAGATATGGTTGCGATAGATACTTTGAAAAAAGCAGGTAAGTCTGTTGATGACGTACCAGAAGCAGTGACTCAAGCATTAACTCGTGACTATAGTGATTTAATGAAAGCTATCAATAAGAAAGGTAAGTAATGTCTGCAAGACAAAATGACCTTAACGCAAATACATTTGTGGGATTATCATTTCCACTTAAAGGTGATTCATTCAATGACTTTGCTTTAACAAAAACTTCTATTGAACAATCAGTTCATAATTTAAGAAATTTATTGTTGACGCAAGTTGGTGAAAGAGTATCACAGCCTGAATTTGGTAGTCGAGTAAGAGAAATTTGTTTTGAACAGATTGATGATGAGTTACCTATAAAAATTGAAACTGAAATTAAAAGAGCAGTAGCACAATGGTTGTCTTATATAACAATTAACAGCGTTGAAACTTTAACAGAAGATGGTGATAGGAGTAAAGTATTTGTAAAAATAAAATTCGTACCTGCTCTTAGTTCAGAGGAACGAGAACTTTTACTAAACGTTTAACGGATAATAGAATGGCAAGAACAACAACTAAAAAAAATAAAGTTAGAAGTATAAATTATCTAAACAAAGATTTTGATGATTTCAGAAATAGTTTAGTGGAATACGCTAAAACATACTTTCCAAACACCTATAATGATTTTAACGAAGCTTCTCCTGGTATGATGTTTATTGAGATGGCATCATATGTCGGTGATGTTTTATCTTACTATTTAGATAGTCAATTTAGAGAATCACTATTACCCTTTGCTGAAGAGAAAAGAAATGTTTACAATATAGCACAATCGTTAGGATATAAACCTCGTATAACTTCACCATCTAACGTGGTTCTTGATGTATTTCAAACCGTACCCGCCTTAAATGGTAAACCTGATTACAGATATGCCCTAACAATCAAAGCGGGAGCTAGGGTAAATTCATCAACTAATGGAACAACGTTTAGAACCTTAGATGATGTTAATTTTAAATTTGATACCTTATCAGACCAAAGGATAACAACAATATTTGAAAATGATGGTGATACACCTACTAAGTTTTTATTAAAGAAAAGAGTTAAAGCAGAGAGTGGTGAGATTTCTAAAGAATTCTTTTCATTCGGTTCTGCACAAAAATACACACAAATTAAATTAGAAAATCCTGATGTGATACAAATATTATCATGCACAGATAGTGATGGTAATAAATGGTATGAGGTTGATTCATTAGCTCGTGATACTATATTTGAAGATATTGAAAATAATTCTACTAATGACCCAACATCGGTTCTTAATAGAGATACGTCACCACATATTTTAAAATTAAAAAAGACATCTCGTAGATTTACAACTTTTATTAATGAAAATGATGAAACAATTTTAAGATTTGGTGCAGGGGTGTCTGATAATCCTGATGAAGAGATTATACCTAATCCTGATAGTGTTGGTTCTAATTTACCTGGTAGTCCAAGTTTCTTAACACAAGCGTTTGACCCAAGTAATTTCTTAAAGACAAAGACTTTTGGTTTAGCACCAGCGAACACAACGCTAACTATTGAATACGCTTTCGGTGGTGGAGTTGATGATAACGTTAATAGTGGAGACATTACATTTAAAGGTGGTCAAACTTTTGAAATAGATAACCAAAATTTATCGTCAACTTTAGTTCAGGCATCTAAAGACTCTCTTGCATTTACTAATCCAAAACCAGCTACAGGTGGAGGTGGTGGTGAAACTGTTCGTGACGTTAGAGAAAACGCATTAGCATATTATCAAGCACAACAAAGAGCGGTTACAAAAGAGGACTATATTGTTAGAGCATATTCTTTACCAGCCAAATTTGGTAACATAGCTAAAGTTCACTTAGTACAAGATGACCAATTAAACAAACCAACAGATGAGCTGGATAGAAAGGTAACTACTGACGATGTTAATAATGGGTTGACAATTAAACAATTGACTGCAAGAGTTCCTAACCCATTAGCTATGAATATGTATACTCTTGGATATAATTCTAATAATAATTTAGTACCACTATCCACTACAGTTAAAGAAAATTTAAAAACTTACTTGTCACAATATAGGTTAGTTACCGATGCAATCAATATAAAAGACGCTTACATAATTGATGTGGCTATAGATTTTGCAATATTGACAAAAGTCGGATTCAATAAAAATGATATTCTCTTAAGATGTATCGATAGAGTAAAAGATTACTTTGATGTCACGAAATGGCAGATAGGTCAACCTATAATACTTTCAGATATAGTTTATGAATTATCTTTGGTTGATGGAGTTTCTAGTGTTGTTAATCCATTGGTTGATGGTCAACGAGGTAAACAACAAATAGTAATAACAAATAAATTCAAACCATCCGATGGTTATTCTGGCAATGCTTTTGATGTTGAGTCAGCGACTATAAATGGTGTAATTTACACAGCGTTAGACCCAAGTATTTTTCAAGTTCGTTTTCCCGACACAGACATAAAAGGAACTGTAGTTGGAGACACATTAGGTATTACGGAGTAACATAATGCACTTTTTTATTTTTCCAACAAAAGACGCAACATTATATCAAGATAGTGGAAGTCAGAACACAGGTCTTGATGAAATTTTAGAGATAAGAAAAGATGTCAGTATAGCTGGCACAACAATAGATGTATCTCGTGCTTTAGTAGAATTTGACATGACAAAGCCTGCCCGTCTGGCAGCACAAAACCCAACTAAAGTTTTTCGTTATTATTTAAATTTATTTGATGCGAGACCATCAGCGTTATCTGTATCACAGAGTTTGTACGCTCATCCAATAAGTGGTTCTTGGGATATGGGACAAGGAAAACTCAACGACAATCCAACGACTACTGAGGGTTGTAGTTTTAATTTTAGAGATGGTGCGACAGTCGGAACTAATTGGATTACAAACGTTAGTGGTTCTGGTGGAGCTTGGTTCGAAGGTAGTGGCTTTGAAGCTTCTCAATCACTCACCCATAAAACAGAAGATATCAGAATGGATGTAACTGATATCGTTAATAATTGGATAGATAACGTTATACCAAACAATGGTTTTATTGTAAAACGAAGTGGAAGTTTAGGTACGATACAATCTACGGATGATGAGGGTAGCACAGATAGATTGGGTAATTTATCATTCTTCTCATCTGATACTCATACAAAATATCCACCAACACTTGAAATAGAATATGATGATTCGGTTTGGAATACAGGCTCATTGTCACCATTGAGTAGCACAGAGATTGAGGACTTAGTAGTTTATATGAGAGGCTTAAGACCTGAGTACAAGGAGAAAACAAGAGCTAAGTTTAGAGTGATAGGTAGAGAAAGATTTCCTACAAAAACATTTGATTCAACACCAAGTAATTTATCCGTAAAGTATTTACCAAGTGGTAGTGCTAGTGGAGATGGAGCATTTTATTCAATCACAGATGCTGAGACAGAAGATGTAATTGTTCCCTTCGGTAGTGGTTCAAGAATTAGTTGTGACTCAACTGGTAACTTTTTTAATCTTGATTTAGATGGTTATCAACCAGAAAGATTTTATAATCTGTTATTTCAGGTCGTGAGTGGTAGTGGAACTAATGACGAACAAAAATTAATACTTGATGAGGGATTTTCATTTAAGGTATCAATCTAATGCCATACACAAAAGACCAACTTGAAAAAGGTAAAAGTTTATTCTATAATAACTTTAGAGAAAAGATTAGAGCAGAATATTTGAATAGATTATCTGGCTCTGCAGAAAATGATTTTCGTACTACAGAAAATGTCTTGTTATCATATGAAAGAATTGGTGAACCATTAGAGGGTATTGAAACAATAAATTTTGATGAAGAACAAGCTGTATCAATATATGAAAACTTTTTACAATCTGAGCAATTAGAATTAAGCAAATCAAAACAAGATAATAATTTACCTATTTATTTTCGAGGTAACTTATTAAACAATATAATTAATAGGGACATAAGCGAACTACTAACTTTTGTTGTATCGACAGACTTGCCAGATGGTATAGAGGAAAGCGATGTCGTTACTAATGATGACCCATTTGATAAAACAAGATTTTTAATAGAGGATGGACTAAAAAGAAAATTTAGAAATTTAGGTGAGTTTTATGGTAGAGGATTTAAATTATCAGATTTAAAAACAATTACAAAACCAGAGTTAAATTCTATAGTAGATGGTGAGGACTTATAATGGAACAGCGTTTAGAAGAAAAAGATTTTGATATATTATATTCGGGTAAAACTGTTGACACGGATGATATTGATTATAAATATATTTCAAGCTTTGCTATAGATAGCGAGGATGATTATGTGGAAGCTCTTATCCATGATTCAGAACAAAATTTTATACAGAGTGTGATAGTTGATAAAAATGATTATACTTACAATGAAGTTTTAGGAAAGCCAGATGTAAAATTAAATACAGGCACAATACTACGTAAGTTAGGTTATGATAGAGGTAGATATGTTGTTAAGTATAATTTTCTAAGAAAAAAGGCTGGTTCATATGAAAACATATTAGTCGATGAAAATAGTGAAAGATATGTTGGTGACTTTCATGTCATGCCTGATGGAATTATTATGGATGGCGCATCACATGAAGAAACAACTGGTAAGGTTTTACAAGTTAAAGAATTAAAATATTTTATACAAGAAATATCACCAAGTCGAAATGAGATAAGAATAGTACCACAAAAAATAAAAGATACTAAATACATAAACTCATTTGTTAATTTACAACAAAGAAATAACCAATATACTTTCAAGGAGAGTGTAAGTTTACATGAACCCCCTCAATCATCAATAGCTGGCGATTCAAAAAAAGTATATATTTCAGATAAAGAAGCTCTAAGAACATATATGGAGGGTGGTACTTTTTTTATAAACAATTCTTTCATAGAACAAGTAATCCCACCAACACCTCCAACTGGTGAGGGTAACTTGTTTGAAGAGTCTGATACAGCTGGTACAGACCCAATCGTCGTAACATCACGCTTCGTGGTATTAGAAGAGACAACTACATTTTATGCAAGTGGGGATAAATCTTTAGATTTTATCTACAAACAAATTACTAACAATGGTACAAATAAAAATGTGACTGTAGATGATATTTTACCAGTTGAAGATAATTTTAATTTTCAAAATGACAAAATAATTAAAAATGTTATTGGTGCAAAAACAGATGGTGATAATATTTTTGATAAGATTACTAAGTTTAGAAGACCAATAGAAGGTCAGCCTATTATACTAACATTGGGTAGTATTTCAAATAAACCACAAAATGTAGCTTTCGAATATGAGTGGACTATATTTGGGTATGATAGAAATAGATATGGTAAGGGTAAAGATGAACAACATAGATATGACCCAATATCAGGTAGAAATGGTGGTGTAGGTACTGTGATTATACAAGGTGAGACACCAGGTTCGTTAACAGCGATAGGTACTGATAAAAAGCA